AGATAGATTCGATATTCATAATGTATATTATACCACACTTTTAGCTAAAAGTAAACCGTTTTTTAACTAAATTCGAATAAGGTATATTTAAATGTTACTGTTGCTTGTACGTATTCTAGAGATCCAGATTGAGCATTAAATTCTATAGAGGATAATGAGGTAGGAAATATTTCTTGAAATGATATTTCTTTAGCTACATTATTATGAGATGTTAAGATCAATAATCTTGCATCATATTTGTATCCTTCAGCATCTTTAGCCTGTATTACATTTACCATCCAATTATAAATCTCAATATAATTTTCTAGGTTTTCTGTAATATTAAAAGTTACACTTAAGTCCTCAAAGGTTAATCTATCCCCTGTCATACCAAGGTTAACTCCTTTATAAGGAGTATCTATAGAAGATAAACTAATTCCAGGAAGGTTAGCTGCAGTACAAAAGTACTCAGTATTAGCCATATTGGAATCAATCTTGAGTGTAAACCCTATAGGGCTTAAAAAATTTTTATTCGTCGTTAGGGCCATAAGTTCTATTTTGCCATTTTTCTAATAACCAGTCATGCCATCTATCTACATATTCATCTCTAGTTAGTCTATTTCCTGCTGCAGGTAAACTAAGATTTTCATCTTCATTGTCTAACCACATTCTAGTACAGAAAGAATCAAAGTCATTTTGTAAATGCATCTGATTTGTTAATTTGGTCATAATACTATTTATACGCCAAAAAAAAGAGGATCCGAAGATCCTCTTTTAGTTCGAATCGAATAGATTACGGTTAGACCATAATGTCGTCAACTCTGAAAATACGGAAATAAGGGTTAGCCCTATCAGTACCAGTTCCGTCAACAGCGACGAAAGGATTGGTAACCATACCATATCTTGTTTTGAACCCAATACGAGGTTGGAAGTCACTCTCGCCGATCGCTTTGACCATAGTCAAAGGAACGTACGGGCAGTAGAACATACCAGCGTCATAAGGATTAGATCCGCGATACCCAACACATGCGAAATCGCCAGTTGAATAAGGATCTATGTAGACTTTTAAGCGTCCGTTAAGAACTCCAGCAAAAGTATTGCCAGTGTCATCAACAGATAGTCCAGTTGAAAGTGCAGGAGAGTAATCCATTACACCTGAAGCTGCTAAAGCTGAAGCTACGTCAGAAGAACAAAGTACAAAGTTACCTTTTCCTCTACGAGTTTCTTTAGCAATTACGTTAGCTTCTCTTTCGAGTTGCATAACTAGGCCTTTGAATTTCTCTGCCATCCATCTACCATCAGAGTCAGTTCCGACATCAAAGATACCAGAAACTGCTGTGCTAGATTGAAGCGCACCAATTTTTGCCTTCGTTAGAATTGTTCTAACAACTTCTCTATTGATTTCCGCAAGGATTTCAGCAGATAGAATATTAGCCAATTCACCTTCAGCGTCGAGGCCATGGATAGCTTTCAGATCTTGTGCTAATTCCATAGTGTACTCTGCTTTCAGCGCTCTTGATTTAGCTGTAACGGTTGATTTCTCGATTGAGAAAGCCATTTCAGCGAATGCAGCACCAACTCCACCAGATGTACCACGGGCTTCCGCAGTAGCTGTTGGTAAACCAGTACCGAATGTAGAAACGGTGTCCGCTTCATCGGCAATAGTTGCATCGGTATCAGCATCAGTAACACCCACTAATCCAGTTGGATCAGCTTGGTGTGTACCAGTACCACCGAAGTCAGTATCAGCTTCATCAAATAACGCTTCAGTTCCGCCTTGGGTTGTGTAACGAGATTTCATTGCGAAGATAAGGCCAGTTGGTCCAGACATTGGTTGGACTCCAGCTATATCATATGCAATCAAATTAGGCATTGCACGCCTAACTAAAGAAATTAAGACTGGATCGAAATTGTCGACACCAGAACCAGTGACGTTAGCCGCTGCCTCAGATATATCTCCAAAAGATCTTTGTTGTCTTTCTTCCCTTAGGGCTACTTCTTGGTTTTCAAGAAGACGTGCAGTAACCGCTTTTCGATATTTGTCATCGATCGCTGGAGCATCTTCATGCTCTAGGACAGGTGACCATTTTTCGATTAAGTTTTGGTCTGCGTTAAACATTTGTTAATTCCCCCATAAGGTTTAAATGTTATTGATTGTGTTTACTAATGGCTTGAGTGTATGCAGACATTGTGTCAGATACTGGAACTGAATCAGCTCCGCTATCTTTCCCAACTAGTGCATCAGATTCATCAGTTGATCCCTCAGGCTCGGTTTTAAAATAAGACTCTTTGACGGTCTTAACTTTCATTTCGAAAGTTTCTTCGTCTTCAAAATCTATATCTTCAACTAAACCAGCGAGTTTCTCAGCTTCTGTATCTGCTAAGCCTGAAGATTGTCTACGAACGATGTCTGCTCTTTCAAAAGATTGAGCTTTGTCGTTTAATCGTATATTATCTTCTGTGGATTTATTGAGTTGTTCTTCCAGTTCAGAAACTTGATCAGCGAGATCGTCGATCAGGTCAGCTTTACCTTCTGGAACTTCAATATAGTGTTCCTTGAACACAGATTGTAATGAACTCATGAACTCTTCAGCTATTTCAGTCCTAAGACCTTGCTGTACAGCTACTTCGTTCTCTTTCATCCAATTCTCAATTACGTAGTTAAGATAAGAATCTACCTTTTCTACGATTTCGTTTTGAACGTCAGTTACTTCTGTTTCAAGATTTTGCGCATATTCAGACTCTAGTCTATCTATCTCAGTGCCTACTTTTTGAGTGTAAGCAGCTTCGAAAATAGCTCCAGCCTTCTCACGGAATCCATCAGATAATGTAGCTTCGTTAGCTACAATAATATCTAAGTCATCTTCCCAGTCAGCACTTTCTTGCTTAGGTGAAGCATCGGAAGGTTTGGCTTTGATAGTTTTATCTTTTTCCTTTTTTCCTTGTGCATCAATAGCTTTATGTACTGAACCATCGTCTGTTGACTCGATATTTGAAATCATCTTTGCGAACAACTGTTGCGCTTCGTGCTTTTTAGCCTTTTTCAGCATTTCGACTGCGGCATTAATTACTCCAGCTTTAGTTTTTGGAACAGATGGAGCTGGAGGAGAAGATTCTTCAACCTCTTCCTCTTCTTCATCTTCTTCTTTCTTAACCTTAGCTTCGGCAACTTCTTCAACTTCCTCTTCAGAAATCTCTTCAGAAACTTCGTCAGACTCAGTTGATTGCTCTGCAACTACTTCTTCTTCGTTAGCTTCTACAGCTACTTCCAAAGTTTCATCTTGAGCTTCTGCTTCATCAGAAACGCCTTCGACTACGTTAGTGATTGTATCACTTAAGTTTTCGTTTGACATTTTTGTCTCCCAAAGTGAGTTTAAAGTTTAGAGAGGAAATTTTTAAACGCCCTCATCTCAACATCTGGTAAACCAATTGTTGAAGCACGTTTTATTTCAGTCTCAATTTTTTCAATTTCTTGAGCTTCTAAGATACCATTATTCCATACCCAGTCAACTCCTTCCATGACTCCGTTAACAAAAGCTGACGGAGCAGAAGGGTCTTGGACTATATCAATGGAGGCTAACATAAAGTCATCCCTCACATACATGCCACCTTTTCTGTTCTCAAGAGTTCCCATACCACGACTTGATACACCCAACTTTACACCACCTTCAAGTAAACCTTCAACGATTTGACCCATAGGGGTTTTAAGTATGGATGCTTTCCCTATAACATTATTTCCCTGAAATTCCAGGTTCGTAATCTTATGTGAAACTTTGTCAAGGTTAACAGTTGGTCCTTCCGGATGATTTAACTCTCCAACCGCTCTACCTTGTGAAACCTGCTCTTTTACGTATTTCTTTACAGCAGATTCCAAAATTCTTTTTTCGTATACACGACCGTTTCGATTCTTTGTCTCGGCCTGCATAAACACACCTTCAATGTGCATACTTTTCTTTCCATTAGTTTTCTCAATGAGAACCTCTAATGGACTATTAATATATTCTGATATTAACTTCATTTATTCCTCTTTGTTTAAAAGTTCTAAAAACTCTTTAACTGCGACTTCAGCATCTAGAATATTTTCAAATTCTTCATCTAATAAAGTACCATTTATTGATACTTGATATATATCTCTCTCATTATAAAAGATTATATTATTATCTTCTTCACTAAGCCTTTTTACGACTATAGCTTGATTTTCTAGACCCTTTCTGAGCTCGCTAAATAATAAAGTCATTTTATCCTTCTTCTTTTTCTTCAGGTTCTTTTCCTGTTGAAGAAGCTATATCAATTTTCTTAGCATCTAAAGCATCATTTAATTTAGTTTTCATTACATTATCAAATGCTTTATTTGCTTTAACACTATCTCCTTTAGAGATGTTATCAATCAATTCATTTGTATTCATAAAGTTTTCCTCTGTATCTATTTATAAAATTTAAATGTCTAGATCAAGATCTTCGCCATCATCTTCTGATTCTGTTTCGATCTGTCTATCTATTTCTTCTATTTCGTCATCAGATTGTCTTAATATCTGCTTACGAATCCATTCATTTGAAACATATTTACCTACATATTCATCTAACGAGGCTAACATTTCAAATCTTTCTCGAATCATTTCTGATTCTTTTAACTCACTGAAGTAATTATCTTCAATAAAGTCAAAAACTATTTGTTCTTTCCAAGAATCCCAATCTTGTTTAGTTATAACCTTCTTAAGCAATAACTGTGTTCTTAAAGCTTGGAAGAATAAGTCTGAGAATCTTTTTCTAAGTCTATCGATGAATTTCTTAAATTTAACTTCATCTCTAGATATTTCAGTAGAACGACCAAGACTAAATTGAGCTTCTTGTTCTAATCTATTAATAGGAACGTTTAATGCTCTATATAGTTTCTTTTGGAAGTATATAATATCATCAATATTACCAAGGTTTTCTCCACCTGGTAGTGTTGATATTTCAGTTCCTCTTCCGCCTTCTCTTCTAGGTAAAAAGAAATCTTCCATCATGGACATATGTTTCTTATCGTCCTTGATCTCGCCTGTACTAGCATCATATACCAATTTATTTCTATATTGGCTCATTATATTCTTAAGATATTCTTCTGCCTTACCTTTAGGTAAGTTACCAACATCAATATAAAATATTCTACGTTCAGGAGCTCTTGAAAGCCTATATATTACTAATGAATCCTCCATCATTCGGAGTTGATTCACAGGTTTAATTGCTTTCTGTAGATAAGATAATATTCTTGATCTACCAGGATCTAATTGGCCTGAGGTACAATATATTATAGAATCAGGGTGTATCTTAACACCTTGATTGTGTTTTTCCATCATATTGTCTTGAAAGATAAAATACTCATCCTGCTTTACTATTAATTTAGCGCCGGTTTTAGGATCATCTTTCTCTTCGATCTCTTTAACTTTCCTCAATTTAACAGGGTCAATATATCTTAATTCTTTAATACCCGCTTGAGGTTTACTTTCATCAATTATTACATGATAAGGTAATCTTCCATCAACATACCATTTTCTAAATATATCATGTGCATACTGATTAAAGTTAACAAGTTTTAATATTTGACTAAATTCATTTCTAATACTATCTTTAATTTGGTCTGATACATCTAATGCATCTAAGATAATATTAACTGGGGATTCTTCATGATCTCCAACAATACTTTCATTAATAATATCTTCAATAGCTGCATCACACTCTGGCTGAGCTGCTATATCTCTATATTTCAATAATAAATCTATTTCATTTTTGGCTTTATCTCCATCTATATCGAGATATACACCAAAATGACCGCCGGTTGTTATAACACCAGCGCCATCCGATTCTGTATCAGGTACAAAAGAAGGACGTTCAGGTCCTTTCTTCTTCCTATTGATTTCAAATCCAAAAAATTCTGCCATGCTCTATCCTATAATATTATCAGAGGGGAAAGCATTTTCCCCCCATCAAATATATTTATACTACTTATGAAGTAGTGTCTGATTCCCAATACTGAACCTGTAGTTCTACAGCAAAGTCTTCAATTGCATCATTAGAGCTGTAATCAAGAGCGATCTCAGCCACCGAAGATGGCCAACATCCGCGGAAATCATACCTCTTAGAAGTAGTTCCGTCTTTTCTTAATTGCTCAACAACAACATCTGCAGAATAATCATTCATATCAACTAATCCTGTATTACTCTGATGATTGTTAATACCATTCATCCATTGCTCAAAAGCTTTTCTTACATTAAATTCAGCATCATTAATAATAGTAAGAGAAAGAGCTCCAAAGGTTCTATCTCCAGCTAAATTAAGTTTCCTTCCTCTAAAATCAACCGCAATTGGGCCAATTGTAGATGCAGGAAGTGAAGCTGTTTTACATAAGAATGAAGTTAATTCAACATCCGCCGCTTCGACGAAAGTTGGGAAATTAACAGTTGCTTTAAATAAAGAAGGTCTAGCACCGCCACCAGCCAATTTCGATTTAAAATCGTCTATGCCTAAAATTGCCATGTCTTATCCTCCCTTAACCTGCAGAACCAGCTATTTCAGTAAATGAAACGCCAGATCTGGTAGCTACAAAGTTTAAAGTAATATAATTAATAGATCTTGCAGGCTTGATATAAATATCAGCTACAAAACTATTAGTGTCTATTACTTGACTTGTATTGTTGGTTTCATCGCAAATGACTGAAAAATCTGTCAGTCCTCTACGACCCTTGACATCTCTTAAGAAAGGCTCTACCAAATTCTTAAACTGAGCTCTTGTGAATTCATCGTTGAATTCGAACAATTGAGCTTTAGCTGCAGTTGATACTGCCTTCTCTAAAGTGATGAATAATCTACGTACATTAATACGATCAAATGCAGAAGGTTTTGCTAATAGAGTTTTATCTCCAAATAGCATTGTACCTTGTCCAGGTAATGATACTAAAGGATTAACTCTTCCCTTGTATAGAGTATCTCTATCCGCTTGGACAGGATTCCATGCAAGTTTAGTTATACCTAATAGTTGTCCTCTGCTTACACCAGCTGGTGAATACCAAGCATCTGCAACTCTATCTGTATTAGCACATAATCCAGCAACGTGACCAGCTGCGCCTATCCAACGGTAAGTATCATTGTACTTATCGTAAACATAAACTGCAGAAGAATCACATACTGCGTATGAGCTAGAAGTTAGACCATTTGCAAACGCCATAACATCCGTAGCAGGAGCAGAAGCCCCTTGGCTATCTTCGATTGGAGGTGAGACAAAAGCTACACAATCTTTTCTTGCGTTAGCAATAGAGATTAAGTCTTCAGCAATTGTTTCTGCTCCATTAGCATCTGGGCAAGCAAACAATAAACCAACATCAACTGTTTCGGCATCTTCCAATAGGTCGTAACCTGTTGCAATCTCACCAACAGTAGGTGCGTTATCATCTGTTCCACCAGTTAACGAATCTTCAATAGCAGCCGTATGGCCAGCTATTGCAGTCGTAGCTGCTAATCTAAGATCAGCTCCAGCATTAGTTAATGTAGATGAATGATCCATCCATCGTACGTAGTCGGAACCATTATTTACCACATCAACGTAGTAATTAGATGTTCCATCTGGGTTTTTAGCATCAGAAGCTTGTGAAGCATATGCAAATGTTTCTAAAACAGTACCTGCGGTACCACTAAATACTCCATCTTCATCTATAACTGCTACATGAACTTCATCACCTATCGACCCCTTACCAAGATTCGCCGCGTACGTCGAAGTTCCTGGTGCACCATTGAAAGATGAGCTATAAGCCCAACCAGAAAAACTGGTGATTCCTTCAGTGATTAATGATACCTTCAAACTATTTCCTTTGACACCTGGATATTTAGCAGCCCAGTGACCAACGGCCCCTGCACCAGTATTATACCCTGAATCAACATAGTGAGTATCATTTTTAATCAAAAGTCCGTTATCCGCCACACCTGTAGCATTTAAATGCCCAGACTGGACGCGAACTACTTTCAAAGCGTTGCCGTACTTTAAGAACGACGCGGCTGTTAGAAAGTATTTAAAAGTATTGTCATCCGGAGCACCAAAGGTATCAGCTAAGCTCTGTTCAGAACTAATGCTAACAACTTCACCGACCGGACCCCAATTAAATGACCCAGCGAATCCACCAATGCTAGTAGATACGGCAGGTACTACAGCAGTTGCGTCAATTTCATTGACTTGAACTCCTGGTGATACTTGAAATGCCATCGCTTTATCCTCTCAAAAAGGTTTGTTTATAAGTTAAATTTATAATATTAAACATAATACGGTTATTTTCACTCGTAACTATTTATAATTAAAATAATCCTGTGGTCTTTGTATCTTCTTCGAACCAAACGTTTCCTTCACCATCTCCAAATCCATCATCTTTCTTTTGGCCATCATCTATAATTCCAAATGGAAGCATATCATCTTGTATTGCTTGTAATTGTTCTTTATATAACATATCTTTCATATCAATATTAGATATAGAAGTAAAAATATCTGTTGTGGTAAACCATCCAAATAGTACTAGATTCATCATTAGATCATCATGATTAGGAGCAATAGCCATAAAGGATTTTCCCCTAGCTACAAAAGTACTCATTTCTATAATAGTTTGAGCATCTCTTATTATTAATTTCTTTTGTTCAATTAGATCTTTTATAGTAGAACATCCTATACGTTTGACTCTTTGAGTCATTTGAGCACCAATAGCATTCTTTTTAATAGCTGATTCTACAAACATATTCTCATATTCAAGATCATAATATAATCCATTACATACTACCATTCCTGCATCATTTGATTCAACTATCACATAGGCTTTATTATAAGTTGTTGCATATTTGTATATAACATCTGGAAATAGCATAGGAGATATATTATTATCTCTAAATGTAGCTACTTGTTCAAAAGGATTAGTAGATATATCTATTATATTAAATGTTGAATAATCTTGTCCTCTTCCTTTCGCTGTATCTACCATTAACAAATAATCATGTTCTTTTATTGGTTCTTTATATACAAAAACATTCTCTCTAATATGTAATGGTTCAACACTTTTCTGAGATAATAGATAATTTGCTCCAATAAGTGTATTACCTCTACCATGAAATGTATTAGCAAACTCTTGTTCAAATTGCAATTCAGATGTATTCGATATAGTTTCTTCTTTCCATTTTTCATCCCTTCCTGGTACATCCCACCAATCTACTCTAAAGGGTTTAAATTCATTTGATCCTGTGGTTGCTCCTTCCCAAAGTTTATGGTATATATTACCAATACCATTAGCTGTTGATGTAACAATAATTTGTGTATCTTTACCAGCTGTAACAACAGGATAGGTTGAGGTATAAAATTGTGCATCATTTTCTACAAAAGCAAACTCATCCAAGAATAAAAGATTGATTGATAATCCTCTAATGGACGAACCGCTTGTAGCCGCAGCTATAATTCGCGAGTTGTTACTAAATTCTATACTCCCTTTATTAAGTGCTTTACATCCAGGCTGTAAAAAGAAAGGAAGGTTCTCGAGCGCGAGCGTTACACGCGCGAGCATCTCGCGAGCGACCGCGCCCTTGTTCGCGAGTATAGCTATAGTTTTTTCTGGATAGAAACATGCATACCATAAAAGATATACAACAGAAGATATAGATTTACCACTTTGTCTACATGCTAGTATAATGGAAAATCTATTTTTATGGAAATGCTTAAACATTTTCTCTTGATAAGGATATAGGTCAAAGTTTATAAGACCTTCATCAAGAGAGATAATCTTTACATATTCACGTGCAAAATATGCAGGATCTTTCTGACACTTTTGGTATTCTAGTATTTCTTTACGAGTAAAATCTGCAACAACACCATCTCTTTTGATAGAAGGGTTGCCTAAATATCCAAACTCGTTATTTTTAATCCTCTGCATCGACATCAATAATATTGTCCTTATCTAATAACATTCTTTGAAGCTCTGTAGTACTTCCTACAAATACATTGTTATTAGTAATTTCTCTCCTCACATCATCTTCGGTTAATTCTTTTTTATTCTTTTGAAGTTTCATTAGCTTATCAGTAATATCACCAATAGATTTTAGGTGATTAGATAATACTTCAAATGCGCGCGGGTGCTCGCTCTCGCGGGCGAGCTCGGCTAATGCATCCATTGATTGGGTACCAACACTTATAAGATCTTTATATGTTGCCCGTGAAAATTCATAATCATCCTTAATTTCTTTTTTATCTTTAAGGATTTCGTTTTCTTTTCTTTTTTCAGCTGGAAGATTTTTGGCCAGCCGGTCAGATATAGCTTGTTTTTTATCAATCATAATAATATATTATATTTATGTATACGAGGCAATCACTGCAGTAGCTCCAGATGAACTACCTGTTAATGTTTCTCCAACTTGGAACCAACCCGATGGTATAGCAATTCCTAAAGTATTACTTCCCTCTGGTGTATCTGCATAGAATACACTCATCTCACCAGTATTACCAGAAAGACTTCCAGTTATAACTTCTTGTTGAGTAAATGTTCCACTCACAGTACCTACTATAGCAGTAAATGAATCTGGAACTCCCAATGGATCATAGCTAGTTACTATATTATATTCATCAGTTCCTGGAGTACCTGTTACTAATGTATCATCTACCTCTGCAGTTTTAGGATTAACCTTATAATTCACTCCTGAATATTTTTCTGAAGTATTTGTTTTATTAAACCAATCAAGCTGAACTTCTTTAATAACTCCTTGAGCTCCAATTCCGGAATAGAAAGTCATTTTCATAGTAAAATCTAATGTATAAGTTAATACCCTTCGTGTAACAAAATCACCATCATAACTATCTTCAATAGAAACAGAATTTAATACAATAGGAACATCTTGTTTATAATCTGTCCATCCATCAATAGGTTTAATAGTTACAGTATAATCAGGTTGAAAATATGGTACGATTTGTTCTAATATTTGTAATCCATCATCTTGATTTTTTGAAAGAATGTTGAGTTGCATTCCAATCTCATAAGGAGTTTGTGCTCGAATGCTTTGTCTTTTATATGAATCAGTAGCATGAGCAGCAGTTATTTTATTTAATTTATTTTCTTTTTTATTTAGATCAACTTGTAGAGATGTAATCTCAAAAGACATTCGAGGTAATTTAAGAGCCATACTCGCATCATCCATTGTCTCTTGATCTATACGAGCCAAGAATTTTTGTTTAGGACCATATGCAAGAGGTACTTTTATTTGATTAAGTATACCTCCAGAACCATCTTTACGAATAACAGATATATTATTAAACATAGTACCAAAAACCGCTACGGATTTTCTCATGGTTGCGTGATAAAAATGAGTACCAAACATTAGTAATTCTCCGAAGGATCACCAAATGGATTAGATTCAGTAAAGTCTAGAATTGAATCTGCACTTAGTTCAAATTCAAGGTTATCACTTCCACCACCCGTTGGATCTACAAAAGCTCCAGAAGAGGTATCTCCTATATCATATACTTTAGTAATATATCCAGATACAGTTGATGTTCCACCTACTAAAGGAATAGTAGTTGATACTATAAAGTCTCTTGCTTCAGCAATTCCAGATACTCCAATATTAGATACGGTTATTCTTCCACCTGTTGCTGATAATTTATCTACAGTTTGTACTTCTGCAGATACAGTAATACCTGAACTAACTACCTGAGTAATAGTTTCACCTTGGCTAAAGTGATTATTACTAGAAGTTGAATAATCTATTGTGACTTGATAAGCTTCTGTAGCTTGTATAATATCAATTGCATCAACGCCAGTTTCGAAATCCTCTTCATTATATTCATAAAGAGCACACTGAAGTTTATAAACAGGTAAATTAGATAGTTGATAAAATGGTTGCTCATGTTCAACAAACATGATTTCAAATAATTTATTAGACATTGGAAGGAATAATATATCTCCTTCATAAGGCACAGGATAATCTACGTCATTATTCCAAACCCCTATAAGTTTTTGCCATTGTCTTTTAGAAATTATGAATGTAGCTTCATCTCTAATTTCAAGACCAAACTTAGAATATAAATCCCCTGATCCAGCGAATCCTTCAATATCTTCTATATAAGCTTCAATGATATATGCATCATCAAACTTAGAAGCTCTGTCTTCACCTAATACTGCATCACGGCTAACTATAGTTCTAGGAAGATAGTATACATCTTGCCCATAGATTTTCAAAGATTCTATTATTAGATCTTCGTATAAATTTTGCTCGGATTTAACGGCTTGAGAGAAATATACATTTCTAGCCATGGTTTACCCCGTCATAAAATCAACTGGCATTTCCCAATTGAGCCTAGCTTCTTCTGTTAATCTTTCTAGATCAGCAACTGCATCATCATAAAATTGTCTTCCATTGAAGGTCACTCCGCCAGGCATGGTCATTCCTTCAAACTTAATTAAATTAGTACCCCACTGACGTTTAATAAGAGCAGTACTATATTTTTTTAAGAAATAATCGTTGTATATATCTGTATATGTATCAGGATCTAAAATTCTATAGCATTCAAAAATAAGATAACTATCAACATCAACCTCTTGAGACCAATCCATATCTATTCTTAAGGTATTTCTATGTCTAGAAAAATCATAATGTTTATCACTCGTAGATATAATCATATCAAGGAGAGATAGCCATTGTTTTGTCATTTCATATTCTAATAATGAACCCATATATCCTAAAGAAAACATATCATTTAGGTGCATTTGATATTTAACATCAAACATGTTTATGGTACTAGTATCTGTATCATTAATTGGAAATACATTCACAACGTTAGTAACTAGATCTGGAATTGTTACATATCCAAGTTCTACATTACCTTTAGATATACTAGAGATTGTTGCTGTTGCCGAAGATGTTCCACCTGTGATAGTTTCTGATGCTGCAAAAGGAGTATTTATATCTCCTAGATAAGCATAAGTAATCTTAGTTCCACTAGCAGTTAAGATATCTGCAGTAGCTCCGGAAGTTCCACCTGTAATAGTTTCTCCAACAGTAAAATTACCAGCTACTGAAGCTGATAATGTTAAAGTAGATCCCGTTACCTTATGTTTTAGGTATACCTTTTCAATTGCATCATGATGATACTCTTGATAGAATTGTAGAGCTTCGTCTATTCTATCATCTACTTGATCATCATCCACATTGATTTCGATCACAGGATGCCCTAGTTCTCGTTTGCAATATGAGATTAATGTTGCTCTTGAATTTGGTTTTGCCATTTATACTTCCTCTATATTATATTTATCTATTAAATCAGCTCGAGCAGCAGCTATATTTGCATTAATTTCTTCTTCAGATTCACCATCACAATCTAATTCTGCTTGGAATACCTTTGGACCTCCGGTTGGAGCTCCAGTAACAAAGAATTCAAGCATTAAATAAGAAGCCATTATAGTTCTTGTCCTCTCTTAGCTTCCAAGCTTATACTTTGTGCTGGCATTGAAGCTGTATAATCCACACCACCAGAAACTATTTTAACAGTAAATGTTACACCAGCATTAGAAACTCTAGCTGATGTAAAATTAGACTGGGTATATCTTTTAGCTATCCAATGGAATTGCTTTCCACCACTACTTCCATTTGAAGCTAATTCTCTATATGTATCCTTTGTAATATTTGGACTTTCATCTGGATAATCATATCCAGACCATTGGTTAGATAAATTAGTTACTGATCCAGTATAATTATGTTTAACCCAAAAGGTTGGGCTAGACATACCTGTATAGGTTATATATCCCCAATAGTCAGTAGCCAATGCAACATTAGTTCCGCTCTTAAGTCGAACCTTAATTCTATTGTTTGAATCATCTCTTTCAAACCATGCATCACACCAAGCATCTACTTCATAATAAGAGGCACTTATTATCATTTCAACTCCCCAATTTTGAATCTCTGTACCACTTGCTCCTGGAAAAGATCCACCAGAATTACCAGCTGGTAATGAAATAGTTGGCCAAGCAGACATACTAGTATGTGCATAGCCTGAAAATTCTAACATACCATAAGGTGATGCATCGGTATCTCTAGGACTTGATCCTCTAGTTGATCCGGTATAATTAATAGAATTTTGACTAAGAGTAACTAAACTTCCTGAGCTAACAGAAGTTACAGTAGTGTCTATAGAATTAGCTGCACCAGCTGCTTCTTTAATTGATATATCTCCTGATGTTGTTATTGCCATATTACTATTTATACTTATTCTATTGCGTTTGTATCAGGATTCCAAGTTTTACCAATATTTGTTCTACTAGCTACCCATTCATTAACTTCAGTCTGTGCTGCAGTATATGCTTCTTGAGTAATAGCATTATCAGTTTTACTTCCCGTAGTAACGAGCTTGTCAATTAAGAATAATGAACCATCACTATCATCTTCGACT